CACGAGTTCGGAGCCTAAGGGTAAGAGAAAGGAGTTATCGCAATGTATATCTTATATTTTAAAGGCGCAGCAATTAGTGTTCATAATACACAAGCAGAGATTGCCAAGAAATTCGGCATTACTCGCCAGTCAGTTTTTGGCGCAATTAAGAAGGGTTCATATATCAACAAAGATTATCAAGTGAAGCCAGTAGATGCCACGAACGCTCATTTGATCGCAGAACTAATCAAGTAAATAAAACGATACGAAAAAGGGGACAAATAATATGACAAAACCAACAAAAGGTATTTTCAAACGAGACTTAGCTTTATTACTAATCAAATACGGTGCGAAGTTGGTAGATACTAAACCTAATCGCCATCGCCCTTCATATGATGTTTACTACTTCGAAGTAGACGACACATTTAATAGCCTAATGAAGGTGCTTGGCAAGTAATACAACTTTCACAAAACAACAAAACGAAACTAAAGGAGACAAACAAATGACTCAAACTAAACGTAATAACCGCCCAGTATTTAAACGCTCTGTAGCAATGGAATTAGTGAAGTATGGCGCAACACTTGTAGAAGTTGTTCCTAATAGAAACAATCCTGGATATAAAGTTTACTTCTTTAAGAATGACGAGAAGTTTAACTCTCTAATGGCTATCCTTGCCAACTAAGCAACACCGATACGAATAAACAATAATATAGAAATGGAGATACTAACAAATGACGACAATCACACTTACAACAAAACAAATCGAGGAAAAATTAAAAGTTAATCGTAGAACATTAACACGCCAAAAGGACTTATCAGAGTTCTTTTTAAAGCATGGCTATAAATTCATTGAGGAAACTAAAGTAGGCAAATCTAAAGCATATGTTTTAGACAAAGCTACAGAAGAAGATAAGCAACCTAAAAACTTTGACGAATGGTTAAAGGCAGTTTGCCAATTACCACACAACCTTAACTTTGACTTATTTAAGGAACTGGTTATGGTCGAGGTTTATGGTAAAAAGCCTACTGATAAATACAACAATTTAATCACTACACAATCTAAAACAGCACAGAACTACAGAGAACGTTTAGTAGCTACTGGTCTTGCTGATGCTACAGCAGTTGAATATCATGCTTTACAACTTGACGGCACTTATCGCCCAGCAACAGGCAGACAGTTTCAAGCTTGGAAATACCTACAATACGTTAAAGAAGTTTCATATGAGATTCTAGTTGGCGAGTTTGAAGCATTGAACTTCGAGAAACAATTTGTATTAGATGTTTGTGCTTGGAATGAATTAGTTAAAGAAGGACAACAACTAATCTAGAAACTAAGTGGGACATTACTTTTCCTATATATTCTCTATAACATTAAATAAGAAAAGTAATGTCCCAGTAAAACATTTCATAACTCATATATTTGGTTAACAGCATAGAACCTATACTATATCATTAACTAAAAATATGAGTTAGCACTTATTAGAAAGGAGAGATTGCTAATGTTTATTATTCTGACTTATTTAATTTTATTAGCCGTTAGTTGTAAATATGTATGGCAAGCAACAAAGTATATCTATTCTAAATGATAACCAAGAGCCAGAAGAATAGTAGTAGTAGATGATTCTGGTATAACTTGGCACGATTATGATTGGTGGCGCTAGTGCGCACAGTATTAAGGATAACCATTCATTTCTTCTGTCTCTTGGGCTACAGATTGAAAAACTAATCTAAGTTCTATCAGATAAATAGAACGGTTCGCAATCCTCCTATTTATATAAAGGCTTTAGTAGTGTGGTGGCTGCTAAAGCTATACATAATTTTAAAGAACGAGTTCGGAGCCTAAGTGTAGGAAGGAAATTAAGAGTTTATTTCCTAACCTATTATTAGATAGAACGTTTTTCTGTTTCGTTTGATTATGTCAGACTACACAAGATGTAGCTCTGCCGAACTACGATGTTCGGGAATTCGTTTAAGTTCACCATTTTAAGTCCAGTTTCTCCGACTGGCAAACAAGTCGTGAGTCCTTCTTCACTCACGCAGCTTCTTTCTTAAAAGGCGAGCCTTCATCACTCGTCTTTTTTTTACATAACGAACTCACAAAGTAAAGGAAGGTGATAGATGTGTATAAGACTTGTAAGAACCCTTTATGTAGAGCCAAGTATAAAGGTAAAGACGCTTACTGTAAGGCTTGTATTGAGCGTGTAAGGCGTTCTAAGCATAAAGAGTATAACAAGTATCAACGTGATACAGAACTTCACTCGTTCTATAAAACGACTGCTTGGAAGGAACTACGAAAGTTAAAGTTAGAACTCAATCCGTGCTGCGAAGTGTGTTGGCAAAAGGGTTTTCTGGAATATAAAAACTTAATCGTTCACCATATCAAGGAAGTTAAGGACAGACCAGATTTAGCTTTGAGCATCACGAATCTACAGACAGTTTGTAGAAATTGCCATAACAAAATTCACTTTCAAACTTAATAGGGGGGCTACTCTGAACTGCGAAATGAACGAAGATGCCCTCAAATTTTTAGCGCAATGCCCCAAAATACTGAGAAAAGGAGAAATCACATATGAATCAATTAGAAACACTTATCAAGGAATTAGATTTAGACGAAATTGCTAGAAAGCATGCTCAACAGATTACACCTATGCTGCTTGAACTAGATACAGACGTAGCCGATATTGGAACGATCGAATCCTACTTAACACTCTACAGTCTTTCAAAACGTGCTAAGGCAGAACTGGACAATGCGCCACTAGCTGAGAACGGTAAACGCAATCCTTGTTTCGATATTTTCATCAATTCAACTAAAGAACTTAAGCAAATCAGTAATCAGTTAGGACTTAATGTTAAATCTCGTCTTACACTGAAAAACTTGTCTGCCGAGAAGGAAGATGAAAGTATTGACCCACTTCTTTAATTACAAAGAATATTTGAGCGACACAAGCAAGCCACGAAGCCAAAGACTAACTAAACTTCTCTGTCTCTTGGAGTCAGACTTAGAACAATCTGATAAGTATTATTACAGCCAAGAGGAATCAGAAAAGGTTATTAAGTTTGCTGAACTGATCGCTCGCTATGAAGGTGTCGAGTTGGCAGACTTTCAAAAGTTTATTCTTGCTTCAATCTATGGTTGGCGTAGACGAGACAACGATTTAAAGCGTTTTAGAAACGTCTATATTTCACTTGGCCGCAAGAATGCTAAGTCATTCCTAAGTTCGATTATTAGCTTATACGAGTTGTTATATGGCGAATCACAAGAAAATAATAGGCAAATTTATATTGCGGCCAACTCAATGAGACAAGCGCAGAACTTATTTGATATGGCTAAGAATAACGTCAATCATCTTAAACGAGCGTCTGCTCACGCACGAAACAACTTAGAGAATTACGCCAAGAAAATCACTTATAAGCACAGCAAATCGTTTATCGAAGTAATCACCAATCCTCGTAAACTCGATGGACTCAACGTTAGCTGCTTTATCCTCGATGAATATTCTATGTCCCCAACAAATGAAATGCGTGATGTATTAGTATCCTCACAAATGCTACAACGCAGTCCTCTTAATATCATCGTATCAACTCACTCAATGGAACTTAGCTATCCGTGGCTTGCTACTGAAATTCCAATGATTGATTCAATCCTCAACGGTGAAACTTCTTTTGAAAACTATCTCCCAATCTTCTATGAACTAGATAACGAAAACGAAATTAATAATGAAAATATGTGGCTCAAAGCCAATCCTCTACTCGAAAAACTTGGCGAGTCTGGTTATGAGTATCTTCGTTCAGAACTACAACGAGCCAAAGCGAGCAAAGATTTAATTCCCGTCTACGTGAAGAACTTCAATTTAATTGTCAAACAGTCGGCAAGTGCGCTCTATTCATATCAAGATTATGCGGACAACCTACATTCTGTCTCGCTCTTGGATTGCAAAGGGTTAGACGCTTATGTAGGAGTTGACTTATCTTACACGAACGATTTAACGAGCGTTATTTTCAACGTTATTAAAGGCGAGCAAGTCCTTGTATTTCCCTTTAATTTCGTTGTTGAAAGTGAAGATTATCCTCTCACAGAACGAGCAAGAATCGAAGGTGTAAACTATTCGGCTTTAGAACAACAAGGGCAAGTAATTGTCTGTCAAGACCGCATTAACTCAATTGAAGTTGGAGACTTGATTATTGATGTAGTTGAGCAATACGGACTGCATCTTAAAGGTGTGTTTTTCGATGGTGCGCTAAGTTCATCATTCATTGAGAAATTAACGTCTGAGGGCTATGGCGACTATTTAAACATTGTTCGTCAAGGTGCTTTCACGTTAAGCCCAGCAACTCAAAGTTTTAGTGAATTTCTTCGTAATGGCAGAGTTAAGTTTCAAGAGAATCAGTTGATGAAAAATGCTCTTGTCAATGTTCGAGAAAAGCGTGTAAACGATGCGCTGTTTTTCGACAAGAGTAAAAACAGAAAGAAAATCGACTCTTATGCGGCCATGATTAACTGTTGGACTGAATTACCTTTTGCCGACTTTAATCAAGCTACAGAACAAAAATTAACAACTTGGAAATTCTAATTTAGAAAGGAAGATGGAAATGGCATTTTGGAAAAGAAATTATACGCCAGACACTACAGCAAATGATATTTATGCTGCGTTCTTTGCTAATGGTGGCGGAGTAAGTGGGAACGCATTAGAGAATAGCGATATTTTCACAGCGATCAAACTTATTGCGGACGGAGTAGCTTCACATGAGAAATCATTTAATACGGACTACATGAACAAGTTTTTACGCAAGCCTAACAACTATCAAAATGGCTACGACTTCTGGCAAGAAATTGTTCGCAATCTAATGTTCTATGGCAATGCGTTCGTTTATGTTGAGCGTGAACTATCAGTAATTAAAGAATTACGAGTATTAGAACCGAGCAAAGTAAATACTCATGTAGCTGAAAAGAACAGCTATCGCACAATCAAATATAGCTATCAAAGCGAAACGAAGTCTGAATTCTACTTGAATAGTGAGGACGTGCTTCACTTCAAGATTAACTCTAACGATGGTTTGATTGGTGTCAGTCCTTTAAATGCTCTGAAAACGGAAGTTAAAGCTACTGCGAACGGCTTAAACAGTATTTTAGAGTTCTTTAAGAAAGGTATTTTCGCTAACGGTATTTTGAAAATCAAGGAAGGACGCTTAACAGAGGAGCAAAAAAATGCAGTGAAAGCTAACTTCTCGGATAGTCTAAAGAATCTAGGTTCTTCTGGGACATTGCTGCTTGACTCTACTATGGATTTTGAAACTTTACCAGTAGACACAAGTATTTTCAAGGTTCTTGATTATACGAAATATAGTTCTGAGCAAATCAGAAAAGTGTTTGGTATTCCGAAGTCTTATTTTGGTGAGGAACTAACCAACTCAAAAGATACTGATATTCATAAGCAGTTTCACGAGCAAGCACTACAACCGATTATTAATCAAATCATTGCAGAGTTTGACTTTAAGCTAAATGCACAGCTAACTTTTGCTGAACATAGCCAAGAGCCAGAAGAAATTAAGGAATCAGAAGTGGCGTAGTAATCTAACATCAGTCTCTTTCTCTTGGGCTTCAAAACAAAGTCAGTTATAACGCCATTTCGGAGCCTAAGTGTAGAGAGGTGGGCGAGTAGCACAAATTTGATCGCTCTTAGCCTTACTTACTTTGTAAACAGTATTTTGAAAAGGAGAGATTAGGTTGGATAAAGAGCAAGTAGAAACACAAGAAGTAGAAGTTCAAACCGATGCACAGCCAGAAACTGTAGCAGATAAATTAACTATCACTGGCACAGCAATCGTATTCAATGAGCCTAGCGAAGATTTAGGCGGATTTAAAGAAGTTATTGCCCCTAATGCTTTAGATGGCGTTGATTTAAGCAACATTAAATTCATGTTATCGCATGAAGATAGCAAAGTTGTAGCAACAACGAAAAACGGTTCTCTACGTCTCACAGTGGACGAAAAAGGCTTGCACTATGAAGCTGATGTAGACCAAGAAACTTACGACAAAGTTAAAGATGGTTTATACGATAAGATGTCGTTTAGTTTCAAAGAAGGTAAGGCTCGTATGCAAGGCGAGTTTAAAATCGTTGAGCAAATCGAAAAGCTTTACGAGATTAGTCTTGTAGCAATTCCCGCATATGACAAAACTGAAGCACGTGTTCTTTCACGTAGCTTAAATAAATCACAGAATGGAGAAGAAAAGAATATGAATTTCACACAAACAACTGAGCAAGCTTTATTAGAAGGTTTAAAATCACGTGCCATGACTACTGAAACTATCGGTATGGCTCAAGAGGTATTAGCACCTGTATTCGAGAAAACTGACGAAAACACATTAGAAAACGCCGTAAACGTAGTTAAAGTTAACTCTGGTTCTGGCACTATTCCAGTAATGGCAAAAGGCACTGTCCTACCAACTGCTGCTGAATTAGCTGAGGGCGCTGACTTAGACGCTATCCTTGCCCCTGTTCGCTACGAAGTTCAAACTCACCGAGCAATCTTACCTATCTCACAAGAAGCTATTGATGATGCTGGCGTTGAAATCGTAGGAGCAATCAAAACTCATTTACAAAACGTAAAATCAAATACTGTAAATGCAGAAATTGCTAAAGTCCTTAAGACTGCAACTACTGGCACTGTAGCTGATTTAGACGCTCTTCGTGCTGAAATTATCGCACAACCTACGAACGCTAAAGTTTCAGTAGTTATGACTAAATCAATGTTTGCTGAAATCTCTGCTCTTAAAGATGCACAAGGCCGTTATATGCTTCAACCAGACGTAGCTAAAGCTGATGTAGCAACTTTATTCGGCGCTACAGTATACGTAGTTGAAGATAAAGCATTCGGAGAACAAGGCGACAAGAAAGCGTTCATCGGTGATTTAGAAGAAATCTATGTTCTTGAACGTCAAGACTTAGATTTAGATTGGTATAATCACGCACGTTTCGGACGCATGCTACAACCAGTATTACGTTTCGATGTAGTATCTGTCGGTAAAGACGCTAAGTTTATTACTTTCGGCGCTTAGTAATCAATAAATCCTAAGTGGGGATTGGGAAAATAATAATTCCCAGTCTCCACTTTTTTTGTTTATATATCAATTCTAAGGCTACTAGCGTTCGTTCTAAGAGCTTTTTCTAATTGATTAGTATTAGTTATCCAAAATTAAAATAAAGCTGTTCCAAGAGAAGGATAGAAAGGTTAGATTACTGGGCCGAGCCTATAATACTTACTTTTCTTCTTTCTCTGGGGACTAATAAGGAGAGAAATATCTATGGAATTGCAAGAGTTTAAAGATATGTTGCGCATTGACGGCAACTATGACGATGCTAACTTGATGATTCATTTAGAATCGGCTAAAGCATATGTATTGAATTCGATCAATGTTAAAACTACCGAGCAAGAGAGTTCAATTTTTAAAGACGCTCGTTTCAAAATGGTTGTAGGGCTTTTAGCTGCAACTTGGTATGAAGCTAAAACATTAACTTCAACAACTGAACAGCACACTCTACCGCACTCTTTTTATCCACTTATTCAACAACTAGACTTCTTAGCACCACAAGCTACTGAGCCAGAACCAGAACCTACTGAGCCAGAACCAGAGCCTACAGAGCCATCAGTTGAGACTGTAGACATCAAAATTAATGGCGTGGCATATAAAGCAACTGCTAAGAATGAAATGGACTTTACGCTATTAAATGGCGAAACTTTTGACACGCCTTTCTTAAATGTAGATGGCACAGAATACGGCGTAATTAGTTCAACACCAGAGCAAACCGTTTTAACAGCCATTGAAAGCTATTGGGCGCAAGGTGAATGGGGAGATATGTTCGAGTGGACTGGCTATGTAAAAGATTTAACACTCTATGTATTCAGTGGAAAAGTTCTAGAAAAAGGCTTGAACTTTGCTGCAAATGGAACTCGTTATACCCTAGTTAGCGAAACTTCGTCTAAAGTCTGGACTCTAGAAGAGGAGGTTTAGAGCATGAGTTGGAAACCTTTAAATAATCTAAACAAGCGTATTACGTTCGTTTCTATTCAACAAACGCAAGATGATATTGGAGACACGATTGAAGTAGAAACAAATGTCTTATCAGTATGGGCAGCGATTAAGTCTGTTCAAGCTGAGGAAATTAAAGGAGCAATTGGCACTATCGCAAAACGAAACATCGTATTTTTAGTGCGCTCTGACAATCCAGATTTACAACAAGTAGAGAATTACATGTCCGTGAAATACAAAGAAAATACTTATGAAATCGACTTCATTAATTGGGCTGATGAACAATCTGGATTCTATACCGAGGTTTGGTGCAGTTTATAAATACACAAAAAAGGACAACTCTTAATTGAGCTGTCCTATTTTTGTTTTATATTTAGTTAGCATAACGCCATTCATAACCCTTGTAGAAGTTCGTTCCGCCATGAGAATTTTTTTTACAATAAACTCCACGACAAGCTGCTGAAACACTACCACCATTAAAACCAAACTCATGAGCGTGTTGTGTTGACTTGAAAGTGAAAATAACGCCATCTGTAATAGCTTCTACTGGTTGAGATAGAGAGTTGGCAGCTCGCTCTGTTCGTGTCCCGTGATTATTGTTTTCCCTAGCTGAAACCCACTCTAAGTTAGTGTAGTGGTTATTAGCCTTGTTCTCGTCAATGTGGTTTACTTGTAAATCTTCTTCGTAGCCTGGAACAAACGCCAGGGCTACAAGACGATGAAGTCGAATACTTTTTTGTTTACTGTCTTTAGTATAAAGTGCTGTGCGGATATAACCATACTCATTCGGCTTCATCTTCGAAACCTTACCACTAATCAACTTCAATCTTCCGAAATTACTAACTTCATATTCTTCACGAAACTCGCTCATACCTGGTAATAAATAAACTGGTTTCCATAACTCGATCGCCATAAATAAAAAACCTCCAAATTGAATGATGCTTTCAATCAAAATTGGGGTTTTTAATAAAGAATTAGTTTTTATTAAGTGTTCCTGTTTATATATATATTATATCATTTTCAACCATAAAAATACATTCGTTCCGCACACAACCAAGAGTGAGTGGAAAGTGTTCAGGCTTTTTTTATGATTCAACTTCTTCTTTTTCCAAGCCTAATTCTCTACGCAAAAACTTGTTCGCTATCTCTGGGATAACTTCGGCGTCTGATACATCGTTAAAGAACCTGTAGCCGAATTGTCGCAGCACCAGTAATGGACTGTTTAAAGTCAATTCTTCTTGTTCTGGATAGAAGATATAGAATCCTCTCATGAATTTAGGAGTCTCTACCACCAATTTCATACCCAATGCTATGAACCGAAATTCCGAACGTGTTGCATTCCCTTGAACTTTCTTAACTTCTCCATTTTGAACAACATAGAACCCTTCATCGAATGATGCTAATTCTTCTTTCGTGAGCAATTGCTTCAAGATTCTGTCTTGCTGCTCTTTCTTGTATGGTAAGCGTTCGTTCAATGCTTTAGCTAAACCTACTAAGTTAGCCATGTATATCAACTACTTTCGTTTTTTTCCTCTATATTACCATATATTTACGGTTGCGTGTTTGACGCTCTTTTGCTAAGCAGAAGGAGTTAGGAGAGGTAAATCTGCATAGGAACACCTACTGCTGAGAACATAAAAAAAAGACGTTCAAAGCAATAGGTGAACCCTTGCTAAGCGTCAGTCGCAGTGTGAGTATAAAATTTTAGCACTCTCGATAGGATTAATACTCGTTATCTACTTGCTCGCAACCTTCCCTAGAGCAGTTGCCTTAACTCTAACGTTCTTCTTTGGAATACTTGTTAGTTAAGATACTTCCAATTTAAAGGGTTCATATCAAGTTAAGGACGACAACGAGCCACTGGATCAAGTCCAAAGGCTTTCCTAACATACAGCACTTTCTTACGTGGTAGCTTTCACCATTTCAACAGCAACTTTCGAGAGTGAAGTTTGGTCTGCTGTCTATCTCATTTTATGCAGTGGCTGAGAATTACCTTACGAGTTGTTTTTGTTAAAGAAGTCTATTTCGGCGTTGACTTCTGTTCTACTATACTGTAGAATGACGGTATTGAGTTGTTTAAAGGAACCGTAGCTGACCGACCAAAGTAAGCTTATGCGGTTCCTTTTTCTATTTACAAAAGTAATTCTATCAATACTAACCATAAATTTCAAGCTAAGTTCTGTTCGTGCTGCGAATAGGGCTTATTTTTTTTGTGTTAAGTGCTAATACTGATATTAACTATTTACGAGATTTAGCACGACTTGAACCAAGAGCCAGAAGAATTTAGGACTATACTTTGGGCGCAGTCAGAACCAGTGTCATATTACCTACTTTCCTCTTCCTATTGGGACTAATCGACTATAAAAAACTTGACTTATTGACTTAATTTTGATATAATGTATATAGAAATAAGAAATAAATAATAATTGCCTCTAGGAAAAGAACTATTAATCTAGTTCTTTTTTTACTTTATCAACTTACTAAGTAAGGCAAGACTATATAATTCGTTGTTGGCTAATCTTAAATAAATTGTAGAAGTAGAAATTTAAGTAGACAAAGTAAGTTAAGG